ACCTTACTTGGGGTCATAAAGGGTAAATAATGCTAACACTTATTTCTACTGCGCTATCTTTCTTAATGGGTGGTTTACCCAAACTACTAGATTTCTTTCAAGATAAATCAGACAAAGCGCATGAACTAGAACTTGCTAAGATGCAGACAGAGCGAGAACTACAGATGCTAGAGCGTGGTTATGTAGCACAAGCTAGGATCGAGGAGATACGCACAGATCAGATACAGATGCAGACACAAGCACAAGAACGCTCTGCTATGTATCAGCACGATATAGAGATAGGCAAGGGTGCGAGCCAATGGATCATTAACCTAAGAGCGTCTGTACGCCCTGTCGTAACATACTTATTTGTATTGCTACTTATCATAGTAGACATAGCGTCTATTATGTGGGCATGGTCTAGTGGGGTCTCTTTTGTCGAAGCTATACCTATGGTATTTGATGCAGATGAAATGCAGATACTTGCTTCTATTATTGCCTTCTGGTTCGGTACGCAAGCCTTTGCTAAGAAATGATTGAATTTACAAACCTATTTAATACCTACCCAGTAGGTGTTTGCCTTGGATTAGCTGCATTTGTTAACTATACTGTTCTATTAATCGCCCATGTCTGTGAGTGAAAAAGTCATTGAGATGATTAAGCACCATGAGGGTGTAAAGCAAAAGCCTTACCAATGTCCAGCACTATTATGGACTGTAGGCGTAGGCCATGTTATAGACCCTTATCATGCAAAAGTACCACTCGCAGAAAGAAAGGCTCTACCAATTCCTAGTGGATGGGATAGAGTCTTAACGATGGGAGAAGTCGATGAAATTCTTGCTAAAGATTTGGCGAGGTTTGAAAGCGGAGTACAGCGATTATGTCCTAGTGGCCTTAATCCTGGTCGCTTTGGCGCACTTGTATCATTCGCCTTTAATGTTGGACTTGGTAATCTCCAAAATTCTACCCTTCGGATGAAACACAATCGAGGCGAGTTTGAGTCTGCTGCAGATGAGTTTATGAAGTGGAATAAAGCTGGTGGTAAAGAATTAAAAGGCCTTACAACTAGGCGCAAAGATGAACGAGCATTGTATCTAAGCTAGTTTAGTCAGACGGGAACTAGCAAACCGCACGAAAGGATAGACGCTGACCTCATCTGTTTCTTAGTTACAAACTACATAGTTAGGGCAGTATGTACAAACAATCGTCTTGCCGTTCACCACAATTATCTGTGTCTGACAAGCATACGCACTAGACATTAGTAACATATATGTTACCAAACCAATAGCAATTTTCTTCATATCATTCTCCTTAGAATGGAATGTCATCTTCAATGCCTGAACTCTTAGGCATCTCATCATCACCACGAGGCTTAAACGCTTCTTTCTGCTTGCCTACTGAGCAAGACATAAACTTCCCCTTCTTGCCCTCTTTAATCCAGGCACTAAAGTAATGCTCTCGCCCATTAATCATAATAGAACCAGTATAGTCTGGATGCTTTTCTGATTCCTTGCGATCATTCTTAAATAAATTAGCTGATCCATCTTTCATTTCGTAAGCCATTATTTCCTACCTTTCAGTTTATTAATAGTCATCTCTACTTCATCTAAAAACCTCTTTACTTCTACTTCCATCGAGTCGATATACTCTTGATCTCGATTTAAACGCACTACAAACAATCGTAAGTCCTCTGGCAGTCTTGGATCATACGACACAAAATCACACCAATCTCGATCCGTACAGGCCATTTGCGCCATCATCTGCGGTATATGCTTACTAGGCACTTTGCCATCATCCATCCAATCTAAATGCGTAGTGGTGTTCGGGCATTTAATCTCAACAAGACCTGTATCTTGCACTAGCCCATCAGGACTACAGCCAAACCACTCTATCGTAGGATGATCTACAAAAGCAACTTGATCTACATTTTCGCTTGTTTGTAGCTCGTATGCAATTCGCGCGATAGGCTCTGTAGCTATACCATGCTCTATTGCTGCGTTAGTAAACGACTCGCTTGGCTTGCCTGTAAGTCTGTGAGCTACTAACTCTATACGATAGTTCTTACGACTTGCCGACTCGCCCTTAGACAATACATCTGCCATACGACTAGCAGTTACCTTGCCTAGTCTTAGTTGATGCCAATCGTCTGTGCCTTGGACTGCATCCTCATAGCCTGGTTGATACGGAGCTTTCGCTAGTATCTCTTTATAGGCTTCTTCTCTGTCACTTGTGGTAAAGGTAGTCATTAATGTGCCTTTTGTGGTTGCTCATCATCTCTAATAGATTCTGCTAAATCTTTAGCCAGATCATAGCAAAACCCATCCCCTTCAACTGTTACGCTAATAAACGATCCATCTTGCTTAATTCTAATCACAGCCTCAGACACCTCGTTAAGCTGATTTGTCATAGTTTTCTTTCGCAAGCACTTGCAAAGTTCTAGCCATTTCTTCTGTCGTTCTAGCTGCTTTTTCTGCCTCTTTCCAATTACCTGTAAGGGTATGCTTGTAGAACAAGTTTAATGCTAATTTTGCGTCTAAGTATGCCTCTGAAAAATCAATCATTTGTTTTCTTTCTTTCTAGTTTAGTTCTTGCTATAGCTTCTATTGGGTGACAACGATTTTCTTCTAGCATCTTAAATATATACTCAGAGCTACAGTCATCGCATACTGTACATTTTTCGCCACCGCCACGCTGAAAATACTTCCATTCTTTGTACTGTTGGCGATTTTGAAAGCATACTGGATACCAATCATTCTCTATCATCATCGGGAATAGGCTCTGGGTCGTTCTTTCGTACAAATTGGTTCTCTGTTCCATTTATGATCCATTTATCTAAAAATTCATCGGACATCAAATCAACGGCTGCGTTCCACCCATTCATAAAAAAATACTCTGCTACTCGTATATGCTCTAGGGGTAAACCCTGACCCTCTATAAAGCGATTAAACGCCTCTCTAGTGAATTTATTTGTAATCATAGGGTAGCACCATCAATCCACTCATTTGCCCACTTCCAAGCCGTATAAACGATTGCTAGGGGTATCATAAACACAGATACAACTCCTACAAAGATTTTGAGCGTTTTTGCCATTGAAACACCTTTGCGGGTTGAATTTCAGGTTCTAGATCATCAAGAGTCTTAGCCATCTGAGCCTTGAACTCTGACCACTTGCGCTTGATGTGAGCTTGCTCTGAGGCGGGTACATAGTTGTACAAAGCCTTCCAGCGTTTTGTAATATCTGTACCACTTGGTGTTGAAATAAATTTATCCATTTTTACTCCTGTATTTTTGTTTAGAAACTCGCTCGATACAACTTGCACACTTCCACCGCATGACAGGCCTTAACCGATTGCCAACGGCTACCAGCTTAAAACCGCTAACTGGTCGATCAGCCTGACAACTACTACACCACTTTCTCTCCATCCCAGCCCTCTTTTAAATATCCATATTCCGAAGCGTCTGCTACTGCTGCGAGCGTAGAACACACATCGCACTTGTCCAGCCAAATGCGATGGCTCTCGTTGCTCTTTAATGGATGCGCTCCCCATTGTTTTCCACAGTCGAAACATACATTGTCAGGCTGGTTGTCCGATAGGTGCATTTATTAATTCCTTTTGATCGTTATAAACCTTGGTCAGCTTATCACAAAGGACTTTATTGCTTTGCACATTTATATAAAACTGACCAAATAATTTACGCAACTCTACAGGGTCTTTTGTTGCTTTGATCTTTTTAACATATTCGTCAATCGACTGAACTGGCTCAGACGCATCAATCGCATCATGCTCTACGATCTCCATTGCTGTTACCCATAAATATCTGCGTTGGTAAGTTTCTACCGCACCAATGTTTTGTACTTCATGGCAACCTTTCAAAGCTGCTGATCCCATTGGGCTAGTAATAACAACCTGGCTGTTATCTTCTAAGTCAACAATCGTTAGGCTTGCAGTATCAATCGAATACGACACCACACCGCACAAACCAATGTCGTTAAATATCTCTTGAATTGTTGGCAAAAAATCACCAAGCTCAAAGTACCGATAGCCAGCAAATTTGTTATGACCAGACTTTGCAAGTTCTTTTTTTTGCAAGGCCATTCTTGCTTGGTTAAGTTTTGTATATACGCTCATAGATTCCTCTCGTTTTCTGCGTCTGTAATCGCTTTATCTTCCCAATATGTGTAGATCGCTGTAGTTATCAATAAACCTACAGTTTTCTTATCGCCACGATCCCATGCGTCTTTAATCGTATCCCAATGTTTAGCCAAAGCATCCTCTGTTACTGCCTCAGTAAAGTTGTGATAATCGCTAGGGTCATACTCGGTACGCAACTTCTTGTCTGCATATTCTTGGACATAATCGCCATAGCCACATTGTTGCTCTACATCAAATGCTGTTGATCTTTCGTGATATTCCATTTAGCTTACTCCTCCAGTTTTATAAACATACGCAAACATAGCTGGAGCAAGCATAAGAATCGCTGCTACAGCACCCCAAAATAAGTCCTTCCATTCGCCTCGGTAATCTTTCATTTTTACTCCTTTCGTGGTTGATGTAGAAACAATAATCTAAAATGTAGAGAATGTAAACATAGGTACTTTCCCTAATGTAGAAATGTTGTAGAATATCCACATCTACAAAGGAGAAAATATGACTGTTGCAGAAAAACAACAACCATTTGATAAGTTACTAGAGGTATTTGGCTCTTATAAGGGTATTTCAGAGACTTTAGGCATAAAGTATGTAACTGTATATGCTTGGTTCATGCGTAACGGCATCCCAGAGAAACACCATGACACCATTATTGCCAAATCAGAAGGCAAGATAACCAAGGATGATCTTGTCTAGCCTGAATCAAAGGACAATAACCCTATTCACAGAAAGGGGATACCTGTGCGATACAGTCGAGTCTTACAACGCTTTCACAAGGCGAAAAAAAGATTTGTTTGGGGTATTCGACATCTTGGCTATTGGCAACGGAGAAACCATAGGAATCCAGCTTACAAGCAAAGGCAATATGAGCGCCAGGATCAAGAAAATATCAAATTGCGACTTCTTGCCAGCACTCTTAGAGTCAAAGTGGCGAATCGTGGTTATAGGGTGGTTTAAGAAAGATAATGGCCGATACGACTACAAGGAGTTTGAGTTTTAGGTTATAGTGAGGTTCGGTCTTACTTGGGCGATGAAAACCACCAGCAAGTAAGATACAAGGGCTACTGGGGGATAAAGGATGTAACAGCCCATACATCGGTGGCGAAGATAGTGCCGATTCCTTGAACGACTGTCGGGTTCTGTGGCTCCAATAGGCAGATGAAGGCGAACTTAGGTTAGGCTAGGTTCGTTCACCAAAAGGCAACTATGTACCTTAATAAGTCTTTATACAAATCTATAGTTTCTAAACTATCTGATAATGAACTAGCTAATTTCTTTAAAAACCAAAATCGAAGTTTCTTACAATCAAAAGAATGGCGAGTTTTACGAAAACAAGCTCTTTTGTATTATGGGCATAAATGCCAACGCTGCGGATCAAAGAAAAAAATCTGCGTTGACCACATAAAACCAAGAAAGTTTTACCCAGATTTAGCTTTAGATTTTAATAATCTACAAATATTGTGTGCCTGGTGCAACAAAGCAAAAGGTAATAAGCATTGTAAGGATTACAGGCTTAATACCACTTGATAAGACTTGCCCAAAAACTATACATTTTCTTACATAAGTAAACATAAATATACAGTTAAGCTAATTACTGTACCTTTTATGTTCTTTAAAATTTTACTAGTCAAATGTAGAGATGTAGATTATCATATAGACTTCTACAAAGGGGTCTCTTATGTTGGAATATCCACAAATGAACCAAGAACTGCAAAATGTTCAAGCAGAAATTGTTAGCAAGGTCATGCTTTCCCAGTACGAAACTGTAAAAGACATTATTAACCATGTCAGACCTAAACCGCTAAACGAAGAAAAGATATTGGATTTAATCGGTGAACTTAGTAGGCACGATGGTGAGTTTACTTTTGAGTCATTCTGGCTAAAGTACGCAAGACTGATCGAGAAGGCTCATGGAATCGATTAGCTACATTACCTGTACGCATAATAAAGAATTACTAAATAAATGCTTACTGCCTACACTTAGGCTAGACCAAGACGATGAGTTGATCATTGTAGAGAATCCTGAGTCTATTGCGATTGGGTACAACTTTGGCATAGAAAAAGCACAAAACAAAATAAAGTGCTTTATCCATCATGATCTTATTATTACTAATTCATCTCTGTTACGGATGCAACTTATTGCTTACTGCACAGAGGATATAGGCATGGTAGGTGTAATAGGTAGCATTACAGACACAGTACCTTGGTGGGAAGGTAAGACCATAGGCAGCGTATTAGAGAGTCGTATGGGTTTAATTTACTTTTCTGAAGGTAAAGAGTTTTGCGAGACATTAGATGGCATCTTGCTGGCTACTTGTCAGGATGTAGAGTTTGATGAGACGATACCAGGCTTTCACTTGTACGACCAAGACATCTGTACGCAGATGAACAAGAAAGGTCTAAGAAACTTTTGCATGAGTAACGGCTATCGGATAGGGATGCACTACACTTTTTGCAATACGAATGTAGAATTAATTGATGGTTACAACTTAGCTAAAGAAGCATATAGCCGAAAATGGGAGAAACAATGATAGTAGAGGTTAAAACAGTAAAAGAGCATAAAGACGGATCGGCAACAGTAACGATTAATTACGATAAAGAAGCTCTAGCGTTTATGTTGCAAGAAGGTTTTATCTCTATCATTTCACAGTTAATGGTTTTAAACAAAACCGCAGCAGATGGCGTAAAGATGCGAAAAAAGAAAAATGTATCATAAAAGCAACACTAACCCCACTTATTGTATTAAATATATTACATTATCTACATGAAAATAATTAAATCAGAATTCTGGCATATTCTACAAAAGCACATAGCACTTAGGAAAAAATGAGCGCATGGCTAATTATTGTTACAGGTCTTATTTATACCTATATAGGTATAGAACAAGGCCTAAAAGGTAATGTGGCTATGGCAGTCGTATATAGCGGATACGCTTTCAGTAATGTAGGACTTTATATTTTGGCTACTAAATGAACTTAGTTACTATTTACTATAAAAGTGCTAGATGGAAAGATGATAATTGGCAAGTAGTAGAGCAGCCAAGTTATAGATGGGAAAACAAAGTAGAACAATCGCCTGAGTTTTTAAACTTTACAGACGCATTAAAGTGGATTATTAAACACGATGAACTTTGAAACATTTTGGTCGATGTACCCACGAAAGATCGCTAAAGGTGCTGCACTAAAAGCATGGCTAAAACTAACACCGCTAGATCAACAATTAGCGATAGATGCTCTGCCTAACCATGTTAAGCATTGGGAACTAAAGCAGACTGAGAAAGAGTATATTTGTTATCCAGCTACTTGGTTAAACGGCTGGAGATGGTTAGATGAAATAGACTTAACACCTAAGAAAGAAAAAGTAGATATGTCTTGGGTAGCAACAAACGAAGGCATAGAAAAGAAAGCAAAAGAGCTAGGAGTTCTAGGCAATGGATACGATACATATTACACACTAAAACAAAAATGCCTACAGAAAATGGGAATCAATCTGCAATAGATACATATAGCGAAGCCTGGCGAGCAGAGTGTGAGGCAAGAGAAGTATTAAGCTGGAAACTAAAAGATCGTAGAAAGTATTTAGTAAAAGTAGAAGAAAACAGAGGCTTAGTAGGTAGGCAAAAACTAGAGGAAGAACTAATAAAACAATGGAATCTCCGCACAAAGCAATCGAATACATCATCACAAACTCAGGCAAGTACGCAGAAGCCAAAGCAAACCGAGTTTACATTGAGCAATTCTTAAAAAGTAAAAAAGCCATGCTAATGGCTGAGACTGCTGGTAAGAGTGTTGCTGCTGCCGAGGTAGACGCATTAGCACACAGAGAGTACATAGAGCTACTAGAAGGCTTAAAAGCAGCCATAGAGGTCGAAGAAAAGCTGAAATGGATGCTGACAGCAGCGCAAGCTAAAGTCGAGGTATGGCGCAGTTTAGAGGCATCTGCAAGGGTAGTAGATCGGGCTACACATTGAACAAAAGCGAAAGAAAAAGAAATGACAATATTGCAAAACTTGGCTGCATCTTATGTGACTACATGGGTATCTATGACACCCCCGCAGAACTTCACCATGTCAGGCGGTTCGGGGGAAAACGATCCCTTGCACCCATACTTCCTTTATGTACCGAGCATCATCGAGGTTCTACAGGTGTGCATGGACTCGGAGCAAAAGCCTTTGAAAGACACCACCAAGTTGAGTTCGACACCCTAATACAGTTAGTAGAATCAAAGCTCCAAGGGGTCGAAACCTAGTTCTTTGCACATATGGCAGCGTGTCCTAAATTCTTTGCCATGCTGCGCCCATTTATAACCCTGCCTTCTATAAAAGCTCATGTGAATCATCTCATGTGCCATAGTTCTAATTACTGTGTCTAAATGCCCACAACGAGCGTCAGATATAGTAATAATATGCTCCCATTTATCGCCATCAGTATACAAATAAGTTCCCATGACCTCTACATCTGAGTCCACGATAAAGCGGACTTGTTCGGGTAATGGCAGTTTCCATTTAGAAAACGGCTCGCAACAATACAACATACTGTAAATGTTTTTAAGTATTGCTTGCGTTAGCTTCATACTTTTAGCAATTGACCCCGAAAGTATATTAAACCCTCATCCTCGTTAATGACTTCTGCTAGTTCAGGTGGCATGAGTTTGCCGTTGATAAAGGTCAGGATTGCAAAACCTGCTCTCCAATTAACCGGATTGTTCTCAGTATAGGCGAACTGATTATCCTTAATACAAGCCATTGTTCCGGTATCAACTCCGTATCTTGTACCCGTATAGTCAGTCCAAGGGGTAATTTTAAGAGAATGTAGATGCCCAGAGACGAAACTCGTACCCGATTTAATGGTGTTGTTATAGACCGCATGAATGCCGTTATGCCAGCGGTGTTTTATCATACAGGTCTGATTAACCATGATGCTCCAGTACCACTTCCAATGGGGCGTATGGTCAGATATATCAAAACCCTTGATTCCCTCGTACTGAGGAAGGACATTGGATAACTTGCCTGAAAAGCGTAAATCGTGGTTTCCAATCGTAATCATCAATTTACAGCCCGCTGGTCGTACTCGCTCTATATCCCCAAGTCTTTCTTGAATCTCATCTAGCTCTTCTTTGACTGTTGGACCTTTACTCCAGCCAATACGATGATGCTGTGAAATACTTGCAAAGTCGGCAATATCCCCATTCAGAATCACAATCTTAGGTTTTAGATGCTTAACAAACTCAATAAAGCCTCGGTGGGCTGTCGTTACATATTGTGGGTTGTAGTGGCAGTCTGACCCGACTAAGATAACGCCATTCTCAATAGTAACATTCGCTTGCATCTGTTCGTCAGGAATGTAAATCTTAGGCATCCCATTGGGCTGTAAAGCCTCTAAAAGAATACCCCGTTTATCTTCTATACTTCTGCGTCTTTTTAAAGTATTGCGGGTGCTAAGCCCTATAATCTTGCTAACTTTTTCGGGAGATTGATGCTCTCGCCAAATAGCTATAAATTCCTCATCACTACACGCTTTTCGTGCCATTGTGTACCTTGTAGGTAGTTAAGACATTGATATACTACACTTTTTTGCGTTACAATTCTACAAGATTATAAACTAGGGCTTTGAATGGCAAAAGACGCACTAGATTTGAGATTACAAAATTGGGCTTGGTATGTATCGTATGGGGTAGTTGGCCCACAAGTTGACACTACTTGCCGATCTTTTGAAAAGAATTATCTTCCCGAACTAGGCAACCTCTACACCGACCAAGAGCCAAATTACGAGCCAGACCAACTTGATGGCGATTTGATCGAGCAGTCAGTCAAAGGACTACCCTTGCAGCATCGTAGAATCCTAAAAGCCCGATATGTTAGCCACCCTTATGCTAGTCTTGGGCAATTAGCCCATCACCTTAGAATATCTACACATAAGCTAGAATTAGAGATTGGATATGCAAAGCGTAGACTACAAGACATTCTCAACAAGAGAACCAAGCGTAAAGACCTTGAGGGTATGTGCAAGGTGCAAGATACGCAAGTCGACTGATGGTGGGCATTTTGAACTCTACAACAGAGGTCTTAATGAGCGATTTATCTGCGCCACCTGTCGTGATAGCCACAAAACACGCCAAATGCTTGCCTGTGCTGTTGGAGAGCATTAACCAATACATCCCCCAAGAAACTATAATTATCGTCTCTGGAAGCGATCTAAGGCTTGCTAGGCATGGATTTATTAATTTACGGAATAATGGTCATAATTTTGGGGAGTCATATAACGAAGCAGTCAACTATGCGTTTACATTTGCAGACCATGTAATCGTAGCGAATGATGACATAGTGGTAAACCCTGACTCTTATACAAGACTACTAGAGGATGTAGAACATCTAAAAGATACACTAGGTGATACTTTAGGCTGGGTAGCTGCAAGAAGCGATTACTGTAGAGGCAAGCAAAATATTAGGCTAGGCAAAGTAAAAGGCATAAGAACTGTAGAAGAAGAACAAATCCAAGAGACAGACATTATCAGCCCTCTGTTTGCGTATATTACCAAGAAAGCATGGATCGACTACCCACCAATAAACTGGTACTCAGATGACATCCAATGTCTTAAGATGCGATACAACGGATTTAGAAACTTTGTCAGCCGAAGTTATGTTCATCATGTCGGCAGTTCTACAATCGGCATGGATCACCAAAAGAATCACGATGAAGCAATAGCATGGATAAAAGATGGTGAGCCAGACTTTTACACTTACTTGCAAGAACGCTAATTAGGACTTAAAATAGCTGTGGGCAAGTACGCCCATTTTTTTTGGATAACGATATGAAAATAGCTATCGGATTACTAGACGAGAAACCAGAGGAAGAAATGGAATCTGAGGAGTATCTTGTCACCAAAGAAATGAACAAAGAGATGGTAAAGGCGTTAGAAAAGACGCACCATTTTGGTTATCCTAGTGAGAAACTAGCTAAATTTTGGGATATGCCTGTAGATGAAGTGCAATTCTATCGCTGCGGAAACTGCGAGTATTTCTGTGATACTCCTGAAGCAGTCAAAGCTGTACAGACTGAGATTCCTGGTTCGGATGGTTATTGCAAGAAGTATGAGTTTGCTTGCCAATCTGAGAAAGTATGTGATTCTTGGGAAGGCGAAGAAGAAAGCGAGGATGAAGAATGAAACAGGGTCTCTATTCCAACATCGCAGCAAAGAGAGAGCGTATTAAGGCTGGATCAGGCGAAAAGATGCGTAAGCCTGGCACTAAAGGCGCACCAACCGCTAAATCTTTTAAACTTGCTGCTAAGACTGCTAAACCTAGGGGCAAATAATGGCAATGACAGAAAACAACTACGGCAAAAAGAAAGTCGGCAAAGTAATGTCAGAGTACAAAGCTGGCAAATTAAAGTCTAGTAGTGGTTCTAAAGTAAAGAATCCAAAACAAGCCATTGCTATCGCTATGAGCGAAGCTGGCATGAAAAAGAAAAAGAAGTAAATTGTGGAAGATTATGACATTAGAGAGTTATTTCGCTCTCTGGGCATAAACTCGTTGCTTGATGAGCCAGAGGGCAAAAAGCAAAAAAAAGAAGATGTCGAGCCACGCAAAGAATTACCACCTAATTTTAATTATGGCTTTGATCCAAGTACAAGAGAAATAAGAACTCCTTTGTATATGGGAGCGCCTAATACTGGTAACCCAATAAGTGTAACTGGCGGTGGTGGATCGTTTCAAGGTGGTGGCGCACAAGGAATTGGATATGGCGGTAGATTAGGTGCAGAAATGCAATTATCGCCAGAGCAAAGATTGTTGTTTGGTCTTTCAGGTGGTGGTACAAATATGAAATATGGCATGGGTGAGCCTTATGCTGGCTCAGTCAATAGATCAGATATTACTGGTATAGACGCTACTCTTATGGATTTAGCAAGAAACCAACAGTTTGGCATTGAGCTAAAAAAAGGCATGAAAAACAATCCTTTTTTAAGTCTAATGTATAGAAGGATGTTTGACTAATGATAAAAAAAGGTAAAGAGACATTCTCAGGCGTAAACAAACCCAAGAGAACTCCTAACCATCCCACTAAAAGCCACGCAGTATTAGCTAAAGTGGGGGAGACAGAGAAGCTCATCCGTTTTGGTCAGCAAGGAGTAAGCGGTGCTGGATCAAATCCTAAGACAGCATCGGAAAAAGCAAGGCAAAAGAGCTTCAAGGCAAGACACGCAGAGAACATTAAGAAGGGAAAATTGTCGGCTGCCTTTTGGGCTGACAAAGTAAAGTGGTGATATAATATTCCCAAATGGGAGTATTAAATGCCAAACTACAATAAAAAGATTGAAGTTTCTTGCCCTAACTGCAAAACTGTTAGGCTTG